TGGTCACGCCTGTGAGGTCTGCAAGGTACAGGGACAGGTCATACTCTTTGCCGAGAAATTTCGTATCAACATCATTGATATTTATGTTCCACGATTGTGAGCATATCGCACCTAGTTCTATATCGTCGGAAATAGATGTGCTTTGAGCTGTACTGCTTGCAGATACTATCTTGTCGCCTGTAAGTATGCTGTTTGTGTCTTCAAGCTCCATTCTCCACGTTCTGCAATAGCTCTCTATCTTTGATGATACAATGTCGCTTACTGTGTACATTTATGTCACCTCACCTGTACCGGAATAGGCATAAAGGTCAAGGGAAAGCACCTTGCAAAGCTGTCTTTTCTTATCCCAACCCCACTGCTCGTATGTTGTACCCTCTGCCCTAAAACGTGCCGTGACCATGTTGAACGTTTCATCAAGGTAGGTAACAGGAAAATCAGTGTCCTGCACATTCAGAACATAGCTGTTTATAGCTGCCACTTTCTGCGGTTTAAGATTTGCCCACTCTATGTGAAGCGTGGTCTGTAGCCCCTTTACGTCACCCACATATTTGCAGGTAGAGGAAAGCCCTGCGTTATCGGACATTATTTTTTTCTTATCTATTGTGAACGTTGTCGGCACAGCTATTTCAGTATCACCGAATTTCAGATATTCCATTGCATACCTCCTATACAAGCGGTGACTTGCCGTTAAGCTTTGTCAGCGAGTTTATATCTTCTACCACAGCCTTGCCAACAGCTCGCTTGTCTATCTCCACAGTTACATTGATAGGCTGTTTGGTGCTTTTGCCGTCAACAGAGGCATACTCTGCAAGGGCGTTGAGTATAGCCGACCGCATACCCATGTTTGACGTATCAGGCACAGTTTGTGTAGCTGTCTGTTTCCTCAGTGAAGATACATCTATCCTGCTGTCAACACTGCTGGCACTTTGTATTGCAGATCTGACCATGTTTTCAGAAGCCTGCACTGCAAGATACGTTTCATCAGCCACACCCAGTGCATAGCCCTCGCCCACATATCCGCCCAGCGTGCGGAAAACTCTTGAAGGCGAGTGTGAATCCTGTGCAAGTCTTGCGGCGTTTATGCCCCTTATGACCATTTCATTTACTGTGGCACTTACAAATGACATTCTGCTCTGTATGCCGTCTGCGTAGCCGTCTGCGGCGTACTGTCCTAGTACTTCATACGCCGTCCGCATACTGTAGTAGTTTTGTGACGGCAGGTCAACAAGGTCTGCAAGGAGCTTTGCAGAAGAATCTTTCATCTTGCTCATACTTCTGTCAACGTAGTCATTCATTTCGTCAAAAATGCCCTTGCTCTTTACAGAGTATTTCTTGAGTTCCTTATCTGACATATCAACAAAAGCCTTTGCGTAGCCTGCGCCCTTTGGACCCATTTCTTCAAGATTGTTGTAAAAGTCCTGTGAGATAATGCCGTCTGCGACCTTTTTTTTCAGCTTGGCGAGATTGTTCTCCCAATCGGTAAAGCCGTTTATGTTATCGTCAAGATTTGCGATAAGCTGTTCGGCGGTCACATCTGACTTTCCACAGAACTCGTCAAGAAGATCTATCTGTCCGAACACAAGATCGTGCTGGGTTTTGTATGCGTCTGCATACTTGTCGCAGATGTCATTTATCTGCGACAGCGTTTCTTCCGAGAGTTCTGCTATCGAGCCTGTTGTAAGAGCATAAGCGTCGGCAAATTCTTTCTGAGCGATGTTTGCTTCCTCTATGGACTGTCTTACAGAGGAAAGGTCATTGTTTGCTGTTGTAAGTGCACCGTGAGCGGTGTTGAGGGACAGTGCAAGTGCGTCAAAATCATCACCTGTCAAGCCGTCAGCCTTAGCCTGTTTGTACCTTTCCAAAGCCTCGTCATACTCGCTCTGAGCCGCCGCTTGGTTTCTCAGAGCCTCCGCAAGCTTATCCTGCAAGTCCTTTGTATCCTGCATATCCGCATAAGCGTCAAGCATATTGCTCACTGCTGCTACGTTGTTTTTAAGGCTGCCTGTCTGCTCGTCAAGGGTCAGATTAAGTCCGTCTATATCGCCGTTGAGCTGATCTATAATGGATTGCATTTCGGCTTTTTCATCAGCACTTTTATTTTCAGTTTCATTCAGCTCTTTGAGTCTGTCATTGAGTGCACGATAAGAGTCAGCCTGCTTTTTATTACTGTCTGTGCTGTCGGCAAGTTCTTCGTGAAGACTTTCAACGGCACTTTTGGTGGAAAGACATTTGTCCGAAAACTGTTTGACGCTCTCGGACAAATTCACTATACTGCTTTCTGTGACATCTATCTCATTGGCAAAATGATTTATGATCGCACTGCCTATAAGTGCAACTCCTGCAGCGATACCTGCCGCAAGATTTTGAGTTATAGCCATTTCGGCATTCATGGCCGTTGCCATAGCCTTGCCTTGTATCATTTGCAGAGTAAGCCCCTCAAAGGACTTTGTGACCGCAGATACCTTTGACACCGCAATGAATGTCACAATTGCCGCTGTTATGGATTTAAGGGCGTTGTGAACACCCTCTATAACGCCCTCTATATTTTCTGCGTCAACGCCCATTTTCTCAAAAAGCTGACCAACTGCTGAATCAAATACCTTTGCCGTTTGAGATACAAAGCTCTTTGCAAGTCGCTTTACGTTACCGAAAAATGTTTCTGTCGAACCTATCAGGTCATTGAAAGCCTTATCAGCATCACCACCTGATGTAAGCACACCAAGAAAGTTCTTGGCGGCAGCTTTCATGCTTGCGAATGAACCTGAAAAGGTGGTGCTTGCCTCTTTGGCTGTTGTGCCTGTGATATCAAGGTTTTGCTGAATTGTGTGGATAGCGTTGTATACGTCACTCAGATTATCAATGTTGTATTCAACTCCGCTGAGCTTCTGAGCGTCCTGCAAGAGCCGTTCCATTTCAGACTTTGTTCCACCGTAGCCAAGCTTGAGGTTATCGAGCATTGTGTAGTTCTGCTTTGCGAAACCTTGATAAGCGTTTTGTATAGACTGCATATCCGAGCCGAATTTGTTGGCGTTGTCGGACATATCCACCATAGCAGTGTGAGCGACCTCAGCCGCCTTTTGAGTGTCACCGCCAAGAGATGAAAGCAACGACGCTGAAAAGCTCGTGACGTTCTCCATATACTCGTTTGCACTTACTCCTGCGGTCTTGTAGGCATCTTGTGCGTTCTTCTTGACAATATCAGCGTGCTTTTTAAATAGCGTTTCAACACCGCCAAGCGACTGCTCAAGAGCCGCACCCTCAGTGAATGCAGAGGTGACTACCTTGCTTATAGCCGCTCCCACACCTGCCGCCGCTATAGCCTTTTTGAGTTTCGTTGCAAAGCTTTCGCCTGTTTTCTCGCCTGCGCTGTCGCCCTCGTCGGGCAGGTCTTTGAACAGGTCTTTTATTCTGCCTGTTATGCCCTCTGAGATAGGTATTATCTGCACATATGCGTCCGCAAGCTTAGTTCCTTCCGCCATTACGTTTCACCTCCTATCAGTTCTTGCCTTGCTTTTTCAAATTCTTCGATACTTGTAAATCCTCGTATCTTGCTCTCACTGTCGCCTAAAAGCTTTGAAACAACAGTTTCGGGTATGTTCACACCTCTTGCGCCGTCTTTCGTTTTAGCCCATTGCAGCCACGCAAGCTTGTCATATATCATTGCAGCAAGGAGCGTGTCAAGAGTGACCTTATCCCCCGAGAGCAGCATCTTGCATCGGCTGTCGGGACGCAGACCCATAAAAAACGCCGCCACTGAGGAAAGCGGCAGCGTTTTGTAGTCGTATATGTGATAGACCTCTGCGAGATCGCAGGCAAGCGACATCTCATCACGGCATATCATATGGGCAAGTCCGCAGACAGCCCTCAGGCGTTTTTTGTTTTGTCGCCCTCTGAGCCTTCGCCTTTCAGTATATCGGCGATCTCTGCAAGCATCTTGTTTCTTGACACTATTCCTGTGTCTATATCTCTGCAATGCTCTTTGAGGCTGTCGAGCTGTGCCTTGGAAAGGAGCTGTCTTGCCACCTTGATGACAGCGGCAGTGTCGCCCTCATCTATCGCCACAAGTGATTCAAGCAGCTCCCAGTTGTCAAGAGCCTTATCCTCTATCTCATAGTCAAAACCGCTTTTTGTGATACCTTTAAGCATATGATCTTCCTCCTGTTACTCAGATTTCAGGTGAATGTACTCATAGTGTGAGTTGCCCTTGCTGTCGTTGACGGCTGTCAGCGTGATGTTATAGCCCACTGCGTCAGTGTCTATATACTTGATCTCGCCCAGAGCCGTTACAGAGGCACAAGGGACTACGATACGCTTTAAAGCTCCGTCCTTGAGGATAAGCTCGAAAACATACACGCTCTCCTCGTCAGAGCCGCCGTTCACGGCAACTGTTATGTCCTTGCCCTCAAGTGCAGTTGTGACGTTATCAGAGCCGTAGACAGTTTTGAGCACTTCCTCGTTGAGCGTTTCGATGAGCGTCAGCGTGAATGTGTCACTGCCTGCGTTGGTCATATTGAGCACTACATCTCCGCCCCAGGCTGCTACGTTGCTGTTTGAGCGGTCATTGCCGTTTGAAAGTCCGTCCTCTGAGCAATAGCCAAGGCACTTGAACTCCGCTGCAAGAGCCGATGTTGCGTCTGTCGGCAGCGTTGTGCCTTTAGGTGCACGATATACCGCACCGCCTATCTTAGGCTTGCCTGCGGTAACGTTGTTTGCATTGTTGGTGTTTGACATTGTTATCTCTCCTTTTCATAATATCGTATGTCGAATACTGCTTGATAGCGGTATCGTTTTGTTTCCTCATCGGTGTAGTTGTAGTCGCTGTTCAGCTTGCAGGATATGACATCATCAAGTATCACAGTGTCACGCATAGCTGCCTTGACGGTGTGATTGAGCCTTGCCGCCTCGTAAAGGCTGCCGCCGTATGACTGCACGGCGAGGGTCGCCGAAGATAGTCTGTTTTTCTCAGACGAGCCAAGCTTGTCGATGATGATATACTTCTGCGGCGGCTTTGCAGGCTCTTCCATAAACACAGGAACGTCAAGGCTCTTGCTCAGATAGTCCAGTATAACTTCTTCTATCATTTTCTCAGCACCGCCTTTAATATGGCATTGTCTTGCTTTGTTTCCTTTCTCGCCTTGTAGGTCACAGCCTTTATGCTTGCGTTCACACGCTTTTTACCTGAATAGGTGGACACCTCGTAGCCGTCACCCAGCCGCTGTGCCGCTTTGTCGGCAAACTCACGGCATATGTTCTCAGCCTCTTTTGAACGCAGCATTTGCCTTACTGCCTTGCGGTCAAGAACTATCTTCACTTTACCCATACAGTTCCACCTTGACTTTCTTGTTCCAGCTGAGGGGCAGGTTTTCTTCAATGCCCTCAGTAGGGAAACCTATGGTGCAAAATTTCCTGCCGAAGAACTCGACCTCTGTGTTTTCCCAAACGTGTGTATCTCCTTTTGGAATTGCAAGGGTGTAAGCTATTCGCTTGCCCGATAAGTTAAGCTCGCTTATAACATCATCAGACGACGGCTCGCCTACAAGAACATTGTCAACAAGCTCCCAGCTATCCTCATAAGTTGGTCTGCCAAAGCCGTCAACGCCTGTCTGCGTCTGCACTTTAAGCTTCACCGAAATTCCCTTTATCATTGTTCTCATAGTCATATACCTCCATAGCTCCCCACCTCTGACGAATGATACCAAGCTCTTTCAATTCGTTTTTGAGAAAATATAAAGATTGTCCTGAATTGAGATAAGTCATTGACACCGAATAGCCCATAGCTGCCTGCGACGCCTGCACAGCAGGTGGTGCATTATCAGCCGAACAGTCAAGACTTCTCACAACAGCCTTTGAGATTATCGCCTTTACTGTCAACGCATAGTCTTCATCACTTGTCACAAGGGCATTGACATCAACGCCGTAACGCTTGCCTATAACACGGAGCTTTGCGCAGGCGGTCTCGATAAGACTATCTGCCGCCTGCTGCTCCTGTGATGTAAGCTTTCGTCCGTATACTGCTATGTCGTCGATAGTGGCATAAACGCTGCTCATTCTGTTGCCTGAACGGCCTGAACGGCTGCAAACGCCTTAGGGTCAAGGATAGCAAAGCCGATATAAGCCTCTGTTCTGAGATACACCTCATTGTGTCCTTTCAGATCTCTGCCTGAGTTATCAGGGTCGCCATAAGGAATAACCTCCAAAGGAAGTTCCTTAGCATAGCCCCACTTAAAGGCTCTCGCAAAGTCACCGACGATAGCTCTGTCTGTACCTTTATTGAAGTTTACAGTGGAGTTGACGTCACAAGCCGTGCCATTGAGATTGCCTGGATTTGCACCAAGACCAAACTCAGGATACTGCTTTACGCCGTTGACCTTGAGCTTTGCAAGTGCAGAGGCAAAGTCCTTTGAAAGTGCAAAGCCTGTTGCCTCGTAGTCGCCAAGCAGAGCAATAGCGTCTTCAAGATTGCCCTCAGGGTCTGTGCTGTCAAAATCGACCTTTGCACTATTGTCAGCTACCGCCTTGTCGATATAGTTATTATCGAGAGCAGCGACAACAGTTTTCTTTCTCGGATTGATTCCGTGAAAACCAAGAATGTCGATAGCACGGGCAAACTTTATTGCCGCACCCTCTACAAATGCTTTCATGACCTCAAGCTTTTTCTCGTCTGTTCCATAGATGAACTCGTCACTGAAGCGTGCGCCGTATTCGATCTTGAGCGGTCTCATCGTCACCTTTCCGAGCTTCGCACTGCCTGCGGATTTAGCCTCGCTTTCACCGATAACGTCCGCCTCATCGTCCATAGAGAAAACGAAATAGTCGTTGCCGTTAAAAGATACAGGATCTCTGCCGCTGAGCTTTGCAAGGGTGGAATGACCCTTTACTGTTGAAAAAATGCTTGTTACTGTTTCAGGCTCAAGAAGTGTGCCTCTCTTAATTGTTTCTGCCATGATTATTCTCCTTTCAGCTTTTCAAGTGTTCTTCTAAGTGCGTTTTCCGCACTGTTTTTGCTTGGGTCGCCCTCTGCTCTGAAATCAGGGGCGTTGTGTGATGTCTTGAAATATTTTGACATCTTTTCTGCATCGGCTCTTATAGACTTCTCGTCCTCACCGCTGAGCCTGTCAGAAAGCTCCGCAGGAAGTCCGTACTCCTGTGCGGCTCTCACCCTAAAAAGGCTCTGTTCAGCCGCCTTGCCCTTTGCCGTAAGGTCTGCTATAGTGGTTTCATAGCCCTTGACCTTTTCTGCCATATCAGCAGGGGAAACATATCCCTCGAACTGCTTTGTGACAGCATTTGTGTTTTCTTCCAGCTTGGCATTTACTATCTTGTCAAGCTGTTCCTGCGTTGTGACAGGTTCAAATTCTTCTGCCATAATATCATTCCTTTCAAATATCAGTAGCTTATCTTTTGCTTTTTCTTTTCTTTAGCGTTCGCACAGCTCCAATGTGCAAGCACCACCGACTCTAGCAGCGAAATGTCAGCACCCTCCATTATTGAGCTGTAACCGAAACCTCCGCCTGAGCCTATGGCTCTGTGTTCACAGTTTGAAACAGCCTGCTCAAGTGCAGGTTGTTCTGCGTGGCATATCTTATCAGCAAATAGACTTTGCTCAAACTGAGCTGACGCCTGCACCACCTCTGACACCTTTGGAAGCACAGCCTTGCACTTAACTCCTGCGTCTTTCATATCACTTTCAAGCACAGCCTGTCCGTTTGCACCGTCTATGGTCACTTGCCTTGCGTGAGGATTTCTGAGATATGAGATTATCCAGCCGTTTCCCTCTCGCACAGGGCGGCAGTCAATAGCTTCAACGAATATTTTGCCGTCAGAAGTTTTAACGGCAACTGCAAGAGAAACATTTGCCGTATATCTTGCATACTTAACGCCGAAGAACAGTTCGGGCGTGCCTGAAAGCTTTGGTACTGTATCGAGCTGATAGTTATGCCATTCCTCCCGGCTTATGGCAGACTTCTGATTGTATCTTAGCCACAGACCAAGACGTTGTATATTATCGTCTGTCTGGTCTTTGCCAAGCTCTGAACGTATCTTACGCTCGGTCAGTATCGTACCGAGTGAGGGATTTGTTTCATACCAAAGTTCAGGGTCATGTGCGTCAGCCATTTCAGGTATGCTCCACTCTGCCCAGCCGCTGTCAACGTTAGTACCGCTAAGCGTATCACGGCGATACTGATAGAACACAGTTCCAGATGATACCGCAGTAGGAGGAGTGCCGCACATCAGTGTCTGAGGGTTTGCAGAATCGGTAACAACGTATTTCAATGCACTTTCTTGGTCAGCCGTGTACTCCTGAGCCTCATCTATAACGAGCAGGTCATAGCCCTCACCAAGTCCGCCTTTTGATGAACGTGTACGGAAGTTGATAAGACCTCCGTCATTATCTTTGAGCCACTCGATACGTTCAAGGCCAAACTGTTTTGTGCTCTTGAAATCCTCTTTTTCGGTATATCCTGCCTTTGCAAGACGTTCAATGACCTTTTCCCATGCGTTGTGAGAGGTGGTCGTTCTGTGTGCCGTATAAAGAACACGCTCTCCGTGGATAAGTCCCCAGAGAGCACGCATTATAAGTATTTCAGATTTTCCGTTACGTCTTGGCACGCTGTAGCCGTATTTCATATGCGTCCACAATCCCTCGTCATTAATAGCCATGATGTCGTAGAGCTGTATTTCCTGCCATTCCTGAGCAGTCCTGCCTGTGCTGTTATATAACTCTACAGCCTCGTTGCCCTTAGTCTGCTCATAAGGCAGGACAAGGGCTGTGGTGGGGGTCTGCCTGCCGACTCTCTTATCCTCAATAGTGGATTACCTCCTTTTTCGGGTACTAAAAAAAAGCACCCGTTAAGGTGCTTGGTTTGATATTTACTTTGTCGATTTGACCTTTTCAGCATTGGATAAAACTATACTCAATGACCTTTCACAGCGTATCAGTGCCGCAACATAATCAGCATTATCCTTTATCTTCTGAATGTCAGTTCTGATGTTCTCAATATCACTCTTAGCTCTCCGCAGCTGCCATATTGTATCCCGGTCAAGTGCCATAATATCCGTCCTTTCTGATTTTGGGTATAAAAATACCGCCCGACCTTAGTCAAGCGGTAAAAGATACTGATAACCAGTACGCTATTTTTCAATGATCTCAAAGTTTTCAGGGGGGTACAGATAATCTTCGCCAGTGTCATCAAGTATCCTGTACCATTTCTTTTCAATAGATATCACTTCATATGTTTTATTATGTGTGAGCGCAAATGAAATTGTTTTGCCAATATACTTAATCGTCATTATCCAACCACCTCTTTACTTTAAACTTGTGTTTTCCAACACTTTCTTCTTGGAACCAATGGACTTCGGCTTTTACTTCTTCGCCGTAATAGTCAATAACCCCTATGCCTTTTAAATGCTGCCAGTTTTCAGGCTTACCACCAATTTGTTTAGAAAGTCCGTCTGCCACTTCTGGATTTAAGGGTTTAGTACCTCCTTTTCCTGCAAAAACCTTTGGATTTTGTATTTTCGTACCCTCAACAAAATTGAAATATTCTCCTGTTTGAGGATCTAAAATATCATAATTCTTAGCTTTTGCGCCAATAGATTTTCCTATTGGTATATCTTTCATCTTTATTATACCACTTCCACCCCGTTTGTCAAGCCTTTTCAGCACTTCTTTTTCCTTAGCTCTTGCCTGCTCAGGTGTGAGCCTTGTGACCTGCTTGCGTGTTTCGATCTCTTTGCCGTTTTGAACGTCTGAATAGCTTATTTGGTCATATGTGCCTGCCTTTTCATTGACGTAGGTTATCTCACAGGTGCAGCGCTTATGCCGTCGCCATATGTCTTTTGGAACATCAGGATAGACGTACTTTCCTGCAAGCTTTGAACACCACGCACAGCATTTGCTGTGGTCTGAGCGGATAACGTACACCCTAAGTCCTGCTTTACTGCGAAAATCAGCATTTGTTTTGACATAATCGGTAAAAATCGAGCCGTTTATGTTCTCAACTGACGCAGTGAACTCGCTGAGCGACGTCTTGTCGGTAAGGTCCTTTTGAGCCGTCACTTTTGCAAGATTTTCTATTCTCTCAGAGGGAAAATCTGCTCTTTGTGGCTTTATGCCTATGCCTGCCGCCTTATCAAGCTGCTTTTGGATATTCTCCGCCACAGAGTTTATAAGATCGTAGTTATCACCGAATATATCACCGAGTATCTCAGCAATAAGCTGTTCATCTGTAAAAGCCTTTGGGCTTTCGGTTATGCTTTTTTCAAAGACTTTTTTCAGCACAGTTCCTGTTGCCTGTGCGAAGTCATCAACATCAGTGAGGTTTGCTTTACCGCTTTCAAGCCTTTTTATAATGCTCTGCAAATGTTTGTCGCTTTTTGAAAGCTTGACAAGGTCGCTTTTTATTTTGTCTGAAAGTGCGCTCATTTGCCGTCACTCTCCATACCTGTGAGAGCCTTTATGTTTCTTGCACCAAGATAGTCAGGCACAGCCTGGTTTATCTTCAAGATAGCGTCGCCCACACCCGAGAGTGCCGCAGCGTCAGGCTCGAAGATAGGCAACCATGCGACTTTTGTATCTCTGAACGCATCTCTTTGATATGCGTATCTGTCACGGATACAAACGGCAAGATAGCCCACATTGAGCAGACCTGTTCCGAACGTCCTCTGCGCCTTGCGTGCCGTTAATCGTAGGTTTTCATGACCTGCCTTGATAGCCTCTGCGCTGGAGGGGTTTTCGGTGGCAAAGCCCAAGTCATCAAGGGTCAGCCCTGTTTCTCCTGCAAACAGGCTTGCAAGCGTTCTCAGCTGTTCAGTATATGGCGTCATTGATTGCTGTTGAAACTGTCCTACAATGGGGTGATCGCCGTCGCCGTCTTTTGTGAAGTTCAGAAAAGAGGATATCGTAGCAAGGCGGTTATTGAACTCTGCGTCCTCAGATAATCCAAGCACATATTTTTGAGGAAAGCTGTAAAATTCAGCCGACACCTCAGAGCGTTTTATAGTTCTGAGAGCTGTCTGCGTATAGGCAATGCAGGCTCTTGAAATACGGCTGTGACCGAACGGACGCTTTGCGTCAGGACGATATATTATTGGCACGAGCAGTGCATATGGTGCAGCGTTTGGTATACGCTGAACAAGCACACCATGGGAGTATATTTCCGTCATGCCTACCATGAAATAAGCCTCTGTCTTTACAACACCCATGCTGTCACGCTCAAGCACTGCATAGCCCTCGGTAAGCAGATTTGTCACAGGGTCAATGATACCGGTGGCATTTGAGCCGTCAATTACCTGCAGGCGAGGATAGCCGTTATCTTCTCGGATATAGACGAAAGAACACGCTGAGATAAGAGCCGAAAGCACCGCAGAGTCAATGAGTATATCCTGATTGTTTGACAAGAATATTTCGCTCAGATCAAATTCATCATTTTGAAATTCATCGAACTGCAAGCGGTCAGCAAGGCTATCGACTGCTTTCGCACACCAACCGACAGTTTCCTTTAGCCCCTTGAATTTTTCGGGAGCAAGGCTCGAAAAGTCCTGTGCGTTATTTTTCATTTCGTAGTACTTATATCTCAATAGCACTCGTGTTTGTTTATCGGCAAGTCTGCGTCGCAGATAGTCAATTCCGTATATTTCGTTTGTCATATTTTTGCTCCTGTTTAAAATTCTGCGAGATATTTACACAATGAAGGCGTGAACGTGAAATTGCCCCTCAAAGGGGGTGGTATGCCCCCATATGCTCAAAAAAATTGGAAATTTCGTGGAAATTCGTGCTTAAATCGACTTCCAATCAAAAGTTTGCGGTAAAACACGGTTGGATACGGCTTCTACCTTTTGGTCAAACACCTGTTTTTCTACCAATTTATCAGATTTCTGACGATTGCAACACCAATGAGCAAGCTGTAGGTTTTCAAGGGCTGAGGGGTGACCGCCTTTTGCTATGGGTATGATATGATCTATGCAAGCTGACAAAGGGTGAGGATACTTTAGTGAAAAATCAACAGGCTTACCGCAGATACCGCAGACTGTTTGGGTAGCATATATCTTCTTCTTGTTGATACGGAACTGCTGTTGGTGTGAACCGTTTCGGTCTGGTCTTGGTACTGGCATTGTATACCTCCGTGCAACGCAAAAGACACCCCGTTCGGAGTGCCTCTTGTGAAAATATTATAAGGAGTTTTGTAAATGGTGGAGCAGATGTTGAGCTGGCTCGCTCTCGACCTGCATTCTTGCCGCTGCCTGCTCAGCCCTTGCGGCTAGGTCCCGTTAACGTCAGGCTGTCCTGTAAGCCATTAACTCCGATTACACTTACAGCAACACATATTCATGACTATGCGGAGTAGTTTCACTGGTGCAGGCTTTAAGTTCGTGCGCTCTCGACCTGCATACACCGCCCGAAGCTCTAGAATATAGTTCACGGCTTGGCGGTGGTTCAAGTATTATGCTGCTGGCTTTGTCGGAAAACCAACTGACCGTATGGGCAGACCACAAGCTCATGCACTCACGTTCTGCATAGCCCCTTACGGGGCTTAGAAAATTGGAGGTGACTTCAATGAAAGTACAAGTCTGAGGTACATCTACACTTTCCTCAGTTTAAATTATAACATAGGTAAAACGAACAGAGCGAACAAGTTTAAGCATTTTGCAAAAATCTTTTGACCGCCATTCTACAGCCGTCCGCCGTACCTCCGACCTTGTGTCCTATCTGTATCCAAGTAAAGCCTTTTACAAACCTGAGTACAAATATCTTCCTCATTTGTCTATCCTCTATCCCCTTGATAAACTCCTCCACAGACCTCTGCTCACGCTCTAGCCGTGCCTGTTCGCACAGCAATGAAAGTGTATCACCGCTTGGCAGAAAGCCGTCTATGCGTGTGCTGTGTGGCGTGTAGGACGGTGGAGTGCATACGCTGATACTGTCGGCAACGTACTTGCCTGAAAGCTCTGCCTTGATGTCCTCAATGGCTGAGACGTTCCTGCGGTAGGCTTTCAGGCGTGACATGGTCATTGGGTCAGCCATTAGCAACACCGTCCATTCTTGTGCCACAATTAGGGCAGTAATTATAATAGCAATGCCCACAATAATATGCCGTTTCAGTTAATCCTTTGCATTCGGAACAAATCCATTGTTTATTGTCAATTGGGTCATTGCCAGGTTTAAGCCAGTCTCCATGCTTGACCTCCTCAGTTTGTCTATACTCCTTAATTCCCAGCACAACATACCCATTCTTTATTCCCCAGCCGTTGAGGATATATGTTATCTTGTATGTATGTCCTGATATCTCATGTTTTGCGTGTTCTCTTACTGTGCCGTCTGAGCTACGATAAGACGTTCCGTCAGTCGGTATAAATCTTATCAGATCTCCTGTCTGAAAACCTCTGTCATTCTTTCTGACCTCGAAAGTTTTCTCACCGCTCAGAACAGCGCCACAAAATTCTATGCTAAGTTTCAGATTATGTGTTTTCATTCTTTTGCCTCCTCACACCTCAACTCTTCCAGCCTACAATACACCAACGTATTGCCGCAAGTCTTGTCAGCGATCTCTGCCTGATAGAAGAACTGACCTGTCTTACTGCTCTTGCGGATAATGCACCCTGTCAGCTCATAGCAGTCAGAGCCGTTGTAGCTCACCCTGCGTCCAAGACTTTTCTTTACTTCGTGTATCGTCATAGCTCCTCTATCCTCACATAAATGCCGGGTATGTCCGCCCAGAACTTTTCGCATATCTCACTCGCTACAAGCTGGTCGTCTGTCCAGAAATCAAGCTTTGTCATACAGTCCTTGAACATCTTCTGCAGGTTGTCTGTGTCGGGCTTGCTGATCTTGTACTCTCCGTCCTTGTGTTTGCCGTCATTTGGAAACAGCCACTTTGTTACCAGCCTTATCCCACAGATGTATTTCTCAGGCGGTCTGTGCCTTGCAAGGTTTGCCGTGAGCTTTTCTTTTGCCTCCTTGACTTCGGGTGGATCATAAAATATTGGCTTGCCGTTTCTTACCGCCACCTTGTGTTCCTGTGCTGTAGCTGTCGGCGGTATCATTGCCATAAAAAATTCAGTCATCATCTTCCTCCTCGCATTTGAAATCTACTCCGTGCCACTTGTGTGACTTGTCATCATACACCAATGCTCCCGACTGTTTGACCATATCCCAAATGTATTTGAGTACCTGCGGCTGTTTCACGAGCCACCAAAGCGTGCGTGATTTTCGATAGTCGAAATCTTCATTAGGCAGCTTATGAAAAAGCGGTGGCATTTTCTTAGCTGCATTAACAACGTCTTGCCTTGCCTTACTTCTTGTTGCTTTCATCTGCGTGTGCTCCTCTCGTGCGTCATTATTCTGATTACTTTTTCGTCGGGGCAGTTTCAAGCCCCCGACAAAAAGTATTGTTTATAATAATAGATTTGTCTGTCCGTCCGACAAACTCGGTAATTTTCGATATTGTCCGACAAGAAAAAAGTTCGATTTTGTCCTGACACTTTTCGATTTTTTCCTGTCTGTCTAAAGTTCAAAAATTCGATTTTGTCTTGTCTGTCTGCTGAGCTTTTAAGCCGCATTCTCCCTCTTCTATCCAAAAGCCACCATGCTCTTTGAGGTATCTTCCAACGGTCTTTTCACTCTTTCCTATGTACTCCGCCAGCTCAGAAATGCGGCACTTGCCATTCTCTTGCACACCGCTGAAAGCTGTTTCAATGCTCTCCTTGCGCTCCTTGCTGCGGTCTTCATTAGTCTTCTTCTTGCTGAAATTCTTCTTCCAATTCGGCGTGATGTCCTCTACCTCGCAGTCTTTAAGCACGCCCACAGTATCCTCTCTGTGAACAGGATAATCAAACCACATATTGAGGGGAGCAAATTTCGGGAACTCTCTCAGAGTACCCTCTATACGCCATGCTGTGCGGTTTCTTACCGCAAGCTTAGCCTTGTCTATGTCGGCCATCATAAGCTTGTACGAGTTCGGGTGCAGGTACTTGTGCGTTATCTCAAGCATTTTTGACGGCGTAACAAGATCGTCCTGTGAACAAAGATCATCAGTATTTCTGTAAAATCTCCTCATCCAGTCCTCACAGATACGGCAAACAGTTTCGTCCTCCTGCTGCTTGTAAAGACTGTCTGAAATGTCAAGCTCTGAAAGGTCAAGAAGTGCGTCAGGGTCTCTTGCAAACACGCCCGAACCGCTGGCTCTGTCCATTGAACGCTTACCGCCCTGCGCTCCCTTTGAGTGGTGGTGGCAGTATATGACCGCACAGCCAAGCTCTGTGCATACCTTGTCAAACTGGTTGCAGAAGTGCGCCATTTGGTCTGCTGAGTTCTCGTCGCCTGTTATGACCTTGTAGATAGGGTCTATTATCACGGCAATGTAATTCTTCTTGCTTGCTCGGCGTATAAGCTTTGGTGCAAGCTTGTCCATTGGTACGCTGTGACCTCGCAAGTTCCATATGTCTATGCTACTGAGGTTATCAGGTTCTAGGTGCATTGCGGTGTACACGTCCTTGAAACGGTGCAGGCAAGATGCTCTGTCAAGCTCTAGGTTGACGTATAGTATCTTTCCTTTGGTGCATTGCCAGCCAAACCACTTGACCCCCTCAGCTATCGCCACGCACATCTCTATAAGTGCATAAGACTTGCCTGCCTTTGACGGACCTGCAATGAGCATTTTGTGGCCCTGTCTGAGAACACCGTCAATAAGTGGTGGTGCAAGCTCAGGCAGGTTATCCCACTCAGCACTCAGGCTCTCAGGGTCAGGGAGATCGTCATTGATACTTTCTATGTAATCTTTCCATTCCGAAAAGCTTTCTTTGCCTATATTCTTGTCAATGATGAACTGTTTCTTGCCGTTTCTCATAACGCCTGGCATACGGCTAAGACGTGAGGGATTGCGGTTTTGTTTATCTATGTCAAGACCGCTTTCCTTGCAGACCTTGTAAAGAAAATCAACACGCCTGCGGTATTCATCATAGTTGGGAGCGTCTATCTTGACGATAGCGTGAACGCTCTTTCCGCCGCTGTATACAAGCACAGCAATAGGAAGTTCAAGTTCTCTCATCACAGCATTCTGCTGTTCTATAGGCATAGAGTCGCTTTCAACAAGAGCATAGCGGTAGTCTGTTACATTCTCGTTCTTTACGCCCTTGCCGTCAAGAGGATTGAAGCGGATCCACGCTCCGGCTTCTTCCTTGTAGTCGCCAAACACCGCACCAATGTCGCCGTTACATTCGCCAAGCCTCTTGATAAGCTCCCCTGCCGTCCTGTCACAGCACCCCTTTGTGGGCAGATACTTGGTCTTGCCGTCCTTTTCTGTTTCCCACGTTTGCGTAACATAGCCCACGTTCTCTCCTGCCTCAAAGAGTGTTTCAAGATATGTGACTATCTCCTTGACAGGATCCCATTGGGCAGGCTCGGTGATCGGTATGCCCTCACCGCCGTTTACAAGGGGACTGCTTTCTTCTGCAACTATCTCGCCGTCCCAATCGTATGCCTTAAACTCATGGGGGCTGTATCCTCTTTCCTTTGCCATTTGCACGATAGTTCCTGCGGTCACGGGCTGAGCATTGCCGTTAAAGCCTTGCCACTTGTGTTCACACTCACCGCTGTGATAACGGCTGTCTGACCTCGACCAACTGTCCCAATCGTTCACGGAATAGCCCTCGTGCTTGAGAGCCATTCCCACGTTGACCCATTCCTGATAATCACAGCTTGCAGGGTCTATGTATTCAAGCATTTTAAGCAAATTTGTGTTATCCATTCACTTCTCCTTAGTTCTCAGGTGTGTATGTTTTCGGGTCGATATCTCTTGGCACTCTCCAGCCGTTAGCAGAGATACGGGCTATCATTTTGCTTGCACTGTCAAAGCTCCAAGAGCCAACGTGCTCAAAACCTTTGCTTTCAAGCAGCCTTATCTGCTTTGGAGTGGTAAGTCCTGCATTGCGGCGCTTTTCAAGGCGGTCAAGGATAAGCTTTGCCTTGCCTGCGTTGTCTATATCGTCAGGGAAAATGCCCAGCTTTTCAAGCTTTGCTTTCTGCTTGTCGGTAGCAGGAGCAAACTCCCAGCCAAAGGCAGGAACGTAAGAGGACAAGTCCTCAGCCTGTATTGACATTTCATACTGTAAAGGGTCAACGAGCTTTCGCTTGCGTGTTTTCATTTCTTTGAGCTGCTTTGCCAAAGACTCTTCACGCTGTGCCACAACGTCCTCACTTGCCTGTTTTTCTGCCTCTTCGATATCTACTGCACAGCCTGCCTCATTGGCAAGGTTTTCGGTCATTTTCTCGGCGACCTCTTCATTCTGACAGATAAGGTGTGCAGGTCTGCAAAGCTCGTGGCGTTCTGTGTGCCACAGAAAGTCAAGCAGTAAAAGCTCTGTCTTTCCCTCGCAGAGCCTTGTGCCTCTGCCTACCATTTGACAGTAAAGCCCACGCACCTTTGTTGGTCTTAGTACGATAACGCAGTCAACTGACGGACAGTCCCAGCCCTCTGTGAGGAGCATTGAGTTGCACAGCACGTTGTATTCGCCCTTGTCGAAAGCTTCTAATATCTCCGCTCTGTCTGTGCTTTCTCCGTTGACCTCAGCGGCGTTGAACCCTTTGCTGATAAGGATATCACGGAACTTCTGAGAGGTCTTGACAAGCGGCAGGAACACAACTGTCTTGCGTTTCTTACAGTATTTGAGCATTTCATCAGCTATCTGATAAAGATAAGGGTCAAGTGCCGTGTCGATATCACTTGCCTTGAAATCTCCTGCCTGAGTTGATACTCCTGAAAGGTCAAGTTTCAGCGGTATGGTGATAGCCTTGATAGGTGAAAGATAGCCCTCTTTGATAGCCTGTGGCAGGGTGTATTCATATGCAAGGCTGTCGAACACAGAGCCTAAGTTCTTCATATCGCCCCTGTCAGGTGTAGCCGTCACCCCAAGCACCTGAGCCTTTGGAAAATGGTCAAGCACTCTCTGATAGCCGTCTGAGATAGCGTGATGAGCCTCGTCAATTATTATGGTATCAAAGTAATTTTCCGAAAAGCCTTTGAGCCTTTTCTCACGCATAAGGGTCTGAACTGAGCCTACTACTACACGATACCAAGAGCCTAAACAACTTTGTTCTGCTTTCTCGGTGGCACAGCCAAGCCCTGTTGACTTCATAAGCTTGTCAGCCGCCTGGTCGAGCAGTTCGCCCCTGTGGGCAAGGATAAGCACACGCTTACCCTGCCGCACACATTCTTCCGTAACAGCCGAGAAAAGTATTGTCTTTCCCGTTCCTGTGGGCAGAACTGCAAGGACTTTGTTTATTCCCTCAGACCATTGTTCGAGTATAGCAAGCTTAGCCTCGTTTTGATATGGTCTTAAATTCATCATCAGAACGCACCGGCTTTCCAGCCCCCTGTCTGAGCAGACTGACTATACTGCGGTGTCTGCGTCTGAGCAGGCTGAACAGTAGTCACATTCTCGTCATAGGCATAGAGCTTCTTTATCTTGTTGGACTGCCTGTCCTCACCGTCCTTGTTCTTGTAGTTGTCAACGTAGACGTGACACTTGCCCTTTTTGCCTGTGATAGCGTTCCAGTTCATTTTCAGCGGTTCACCGTGCTTTTTAAGTCCCAGTGCCAAGAAAAGTGCTGAGAGCTTCCACTCAAACTTGTTGCAGAGGAAGAAGTTCTCTGTTATCTCCACGCTGTCCTCTGCACCCCATATGGTGAATGTGACCTTTGCCATATTGCAGGGCGGCACTTTTGCCGACCCCTCGTGTCTTGCACGTTCGTACTTTGCAACGGTGAAGTCATAGTCCCCCTCAGGGAGCAGAACAAAGTCCCCACCCTCGTTGACTATCTCATCTTCCCAGCCGTATTCCATAAAATTATCCATAGTGTTGTCCTCCTTTTAAAATGGTACTTTCTGATTTTCCCTGATAAGCGGCAGCATTTGCTCCCAAGCACCTATCAGACAGCCCTGTACGAAGTCGTCAGGATAGTTTGTAATAGGGGTATCATAGGGGAAATAGTTTCTCTGAGATACCACAAGACGTATATCCGATTCGCTTACGTTGTTGGCTCTCATAAGGTCTGCAAGCGCTTTCGGTATGCCCTCAGGGATAACGATAGGTGGTGCAACGTCCTCAAAGCCGCTGAGATCAGTAAGAGGTTCTTCTGCCTTTGGTGCAGCTGTCGGCTGAGCCTGCTGCAATGTCACTGCGTTTGATGTCTTATGAGGTGGCTGCGGTGCTGCTTTCGGCTGTGCAAGCTGCTCTTGCACACGTCTTGGCATCGGCACAGGCTTAGGCATTTCAGCAGGCTGTGTATACGCAAACAGGTGAGCTATGCCACTATACTCAAAAGGCATTTCAGACGGAAGTCCGTCACGATTTTTAGCGTCCCAGCAAGGGTGATGTGTGGTGTACATTACACGGTCACCGCCCTGAGCCTTGAACTTCTTGCCGTCCTTATCCACAGCTACTGCATATGTTTTGTAGTTTGCAAACAGCACCATATCTGCCCATTCTTTCACAAGAGGCGATATCTGAGAAGAAGTTTTCTTGCCGAGTTTCAGTTCCCAGCGGTCATAAGCACCCAGCTCGTCAGGCTGTTCAAACTTTCTCATCTGAGCGTGAGCGGTCAGCACAACGTGTATGCCGCTGTCAACTACCTCTTGCAAGAGATTAAGAAACTTGCCTATCTCCTCTTTTTCGTAAACATAGCCGTTGCCGTAGCCGAAATCTTCAATGCCTTTCTTCTGATGAGCCGAGCAGATAGTTTCAATGCAAAGCTGTTCAGCCCAATCAAATGTATCAATGACAAGGGTCTTGCAGAGCCTGCCGTTCATAGCTTCCTTTACCTCGTTTTTGAGCATTTCCCAGCTTGTTGGCTTAGGAAAACGTCTGATGTTCAGCTTCTTTGTACTGCCTTCAGTATCAATAAATACAGGGTCGGGGAACTGAGCCGCAAAAGTGGATTTGCCTATGCCCTCAGGACCATATATCACGACTTTCTGTGCGGAGCTTACAACTCCTGATGTTATCTCATACATTAAAATGCACCTGCTTTCCAAGTTTTCGTTTCTGTGTTTTCTTCCTTATCATTGTCCATTGACCTGCCGTCCTCGATAATGATACTGCACTCGTCACCTGTAGAAACTCTTGTGGCTATTGCCTGCAAGCCCTGTGCTTCGAGCCACTTGCCGAAGTCATCAAGGGTGTCGGTATCCATTTGTTCAAGCTTGTCCAACAGGACAAAACCGCAGTCAGGATTGAGCTTTCTCACGATAAAGGTAGCGACGATAAGCTGTTCTGCTCCGCTTATACTGTCCCACTTATGCCCGTTATACAGCAGCTCTCCGTCCTCAACTGAAAGCCCCTCAAGGGGCAGGTCGGCACCGCTCAGCAGGTCAGTCTTTGCCTGCCTTACCTCCTCTATCTGCTCAGTGAGATATGTATACTGTGAACGGTAGTCCTCAGCATCTATCTCAGCTTTTTCCCTGTCAAGGTTTGCTCTTATCTTCTTGTTCAGCTCCTCAATATCTGAGATATTCTTTTCAAGCTCCGCTGTGCTTTCGTCAACAAGGTCCTGTGCGTCAAGGCTTGCGAGCTTGAAGTTGTTCACTGCCGCCTCATAGCTTGCTTTTGCACGTTCATAAGCGGACTTAGCAAGCTCCAACTGCTTTTCGTAGTATTCTTTCTGGTCACGCTTACGCTGATTTTCGCCGTTGCGAGCAAGTATATCCTGCTGCTGTCTGATAAGCTCTGAGGCTGAAACAGGCTCGGCAGGGACATTTGCATACACAGGCATTTCCTTTGCGAACTTAGACTTCTGGTCAGCTATCCTGCCGATAGCAGTACGCTGGTCATAGAGGGAATGTTCCTTATGTTCCAACTGATAGAGCGTATCACCCACACCGATTATTTTCAGCAGAGTTGAAGCTTTTTCCTTGCTTGACTGATTTATGAACTTAGGCAGGTCAAGTGCAAACTGCTCAACGAAGCTGTTCAAAAGCTGCTGACCGCCTTTTTTGCCTGTGCTGTCGGTGACTTTGAGGGAGCTGTTCTTACCCGAACGCTCCACCACGATACCATTATCGAGGGTGATCTTCAAATGCGGTTCGACAACAGACCCCTCACGCTGAGGAGAGGACGGCTTGTACTTGTCACCGCCAAGCGCCCAAGCAATAGCATCAAGCACAGAGGTCTTGCCCTGCCTGTTCTTACCGCCGATAACAGTAAGCCCATTCTTTGCAGGCTCAAGCTGTACGGCTTTTATTTTCTTTACGTTTTCAAATTCAAGTGAGTTTATTTTTACTGACATTTTTCATTCTCCTTCCACTGGTTTTCCATACATTCATCAAACTTTTGCAGTTCTTCATCTGTCGGCTCGTCCTCAGGTCTGCCTTTGTCAAAACCGAGTGTACAACCACTTTCAAAGCAACAGCCTGCTAGGTCGGCAGAGCATTCCACGTCATCGCCATATTTACGATATCCCCAAGCGCAATCCTGACAGCACTTCATGACAGGATCTATACAGCGTGTTGGCAAGCCTTTCATTTGCCGTCACCGCCTCTCAGCCTCTCGATGTTGTGCTTGAAAGCCTCAACATATCCTGTCAGGAATTCGTTTGGGTAATCATCGAGGGCTATTTTCGCCATTTCCTCTATTCCTTCTTGACAAATGTCAAGCAATGTGCTATCATCAAGGTGTGTTGAATTGGTATCTTTTGATACCACCTCAGAGCTTGTGCCTGTTGCCGCAGGTGCAAGCTCGTTTTCTTTTAGGTACTCCGCCAAATATGCACCACACTTAAAATCTTTTTCGCATAGCGGACAATTTTCGCAACTAACAGCAAATCCTGTACAGTACTCCACCGCCTTTTCAAACTCCTCTTTCGTTATCATCGTTATCCTCCTTTTCAATAGGTCTCACGCTCATATACTGCTTGCCGTCATAGTCCATCTTCTTCACAGGTTCAAGCCCCTTATCCCTCAGCGACCTTGTGGCATCGCCAAGCCCTCTGTCGAAATCCTCACGGGTCTTGTAAAATGCACATCTACGGCAGTAGTCCTTCGTTGGCGTTACTGTCAGTGCACCGCACTCGCCAGGATTGACATTTGAACGGAACACGCAAAGGCTTACCGCCCCGCTGCCATTGTCAAGGGGCTTGTCCCTCTTAAATACCTCTCTCATCACTATCATCGTCTTCGTCCTCCTCGTTTTCAAAACGTTTCTCCCAGTGCCTATCAGCCACGCTCAGAACAAGATATATCACTACATCTATCCCTGCAAGCACGGCTATTGTTATCAGCAGTATCAACGCCATTTTACCACTTTCCTTTCATTTCAACTTCGACCTTGACCACGGGTCTGCCTGCTTCTCTCACCGCACGCTTTATGCTCTTCTCTGCTTCCTCGTAGGCAGTTTCTTTTACGCTTACATACCACCTGTACGCAACATACATTGCAAGCACCACCAAGAGCGCTACCGCTGCGGCACATCTGATTATCTCTAGTACGGCTATCATTTTCTCACGTCCTTTCCGTAAAGCGTGCGGAGTTTTTTAAGCCTTTTCTCGAAGTTGTCGATATCAATGCCCCACACCTCGTAGGCTATCTCGGTATTGACCGAGTGCGGCAACCATGACTTCACACCACGCTTTTCCATTTCTTTCTTAACAGCTTTCTTGATCTTGATAGTCTGCGTTTCACCTGTGCTGAACAGCTCCTTAATATCCGCATTGGTTATCTCGGGCTTTTCATAGTACAGCCGCACTGCCATTTCAATGTCAGGTGACCTCATTTAGTCCACCTCCTCGATTGCAACGATATTTCCGTCCATGTTCGTGTCATATGCCTTCATGATAGCTTCACGCTTGCTATCTGCATGAACCGTGAACACCTCTTTGACGTTAAAGTCGCTTATCGTCGTTACCTTGTACAGTTTCATTTTTGTACCTCCTTGAAAAATCTAACTTCTTGTGGTATAATGTAGAAAATCATACGAAAGGAAGTTTTAAATTGGAAAAACTATATAGTTTCATTACCGTTATTTGTCCTGTTCTCGCAATCATTATATCTATTTGGTATTACAGATGTGTAGTTAAGAAAAAAGACATATCAAAAGAACGACTTCTCAGTATATATGATCCATTGCTTAAACTGCTTAAAAATCATTTATATACATATAAAAATAATGAAAATTTTGATTTTGTTATAAAGCAAGTTTGCAATGTAATTGAAAATAATCGTGCTTATGTTGGAAATGACGTTTACAATGGCTTTGAAATTTTTCTCAACTGCGAAGAAAAAGACAAGCAAATGTTTTATGAAAAGTTCTGCAACAGCTTTTTGAATACTTACAACAATCTTTGTAAATATGTTGGCATTCCAAAAATTTCAATGACATATCGCTATCAGCACAATTGGTATGACCGACATGGTAAAATAGTTTTCATCACAAAAGCTGTCTCACTTGCGATATTACAGACCATATTGATTTTTTCTTTGCTGTTTGTACTCTTTATCACAGTAGGCACAATACTATGTTTAACAGGCATAATCCCAATGCCATAATGAACATTATGTAGTCCATAATACAATCAAAATCACAGTCTGACAGAATACCACCTGCCAATAATCCGAACGCTATAGCATACACTATATTAGCCGCCAAGTCCTCACCCTCTCTTTTTCTGTCCGTTCAATCGGACTGTTAACTATTGACATTTTGCTAGTTGACAACTATGCCAAGAACTCGTTTATGAAATAAGTTTGTCCTTTTCCAGTGACCTTTGTCGTCTTTGTAATTCTTACAGAACCATCGGGATTATTTATTGTACGTTCTTTGACTTCAAACAGACCCTTGTCCATAGCCTTTTGAGTAGGCATATTCTTGCTGTTTCCCGACTTAATGAGATATCCGTTTTCACGCAGATAGTTAAACAAGCGTTTTTGACCTATATCCACACCGTTCTGCTTGATAAGCTTTGCAAGATCACCGACAAGTATTGAAGTTTGTGCAGTTTCAACAGCATCAGCAAAGAGTACCTTCGGCTTGTCCTGCTCTACTATACTTTCAAGCTGTTTTCTACGTTCACGCTCTTCTTTGAGTGCGGTAAAAGCCTGAATAGCAAAATCAGGATCGTTTAATAATTCGTTTGTTGCATACATACCGTGTTTACGAATTGAAGGAAGAACCTCGCTTGTTACCCAGTGCTTGAATTCTTTTGCCTTTGGAAGTTTACTGCCGAAGATAAGGCTGTAAAGTCCGCTTTCGTTGATTATGGTCATTTCCTGAACACCCGAAGGTGTTTCCATTTTAGCAACGCCTCTATCTTCGGAGTCAACTTTTTTAGATACTGCACTTCTTGGCTCACTATATCCAAGAATTTCAGCAACGTCCTTGCCGACAAAATACGGTTCGTTGTCAATCTCGATTGTTCTTACAGAGCCAAACTCTGCATTTGTGAATGTTTTTAATTCGTTCATCGTACTATTTCCCTTTCATTAATTATTTTGTACTCACCATTACTATAAATAAGACTAATATTAAGTACATCTGCTATTTTCTCGGCAATTCTTCTACTGTCATCTACACCGCACATGAATGCTCTGATCGTATTTGCTTTCAGCCCTGATTTTTCAGCAATCTGAGCATATGTTAAGTGCCTTGACTTCGCAATTTTTTTGATGTTTTGCCGAAACTCATCAAACATAATTCCTCACCCCTTTCTGTCCGTTCAATCGGACTGTTAGCTGTTGACATTTTCAGCGTTCTGAGTATAATTAATGTCAAGGACTTCATTGATAGCCGTTTCTATCTTGGTAGACTTTATCTCGCCTGTCATTATCTTATACAGATTAGATGTGTCGAGATAAGTTTCAGGAAGAAGCTTCTTGACTTCCTCAATGAGCCACTTCTGTGTCTTGTTGAGCTTAACAAGTCGCACCTTGACTTCCACGCCGTACTCAGTCAGCGGTCTTTTACGTTCACTAATAATTAACACCACCTTTGCATAATATTCACACTAATATGTGTTTTACATATTGACAGTTACGTTTAAATGTAATATAATATATTTACCAGATACAAATATTACGCTCTTGCGTATTGCCTTGACTGTATTATATTACACTTTTGCGTAATTGTCAAGTGAAAATTACTCTTTTGCGTAATTTTGTTATATTACACAAATTATGAGGTGTAACT